TCAATAAATGTTTGGTTTAATGCTGGGCCTCCAGCGAAAATTCTACCTAAATGCCAGTAATCTAATGTTGTGCGGAAGTCTCCGGCTACTCTGTTAAAGCAGAATTTGTATTCTGCGTACCTCGGTACGTATCCAAATGTGTTTTGTGCTCCGGGTGTATATGCAAACAACTCGTTGTTTGTAACTGGTTGCTCTCCGATATGTGCAAATGAAGGCCAGAAGAAATCAAGCGGGTCATTTTTAAGAAATGTTTTTGGAATACCTTGCTGATAACAGCTTTTTGGCATAACGGACATAATTCCGATGATATATCCATGTTCTTCGCAAAAATATGTACCATATTTACCTGTTGTTACTGATACTCCGTGTCCGGCCATATTACCTTGAGGTAATTGATCTTCGTTTCCTGTGGTATTTAATACTTCGCTGATTATTACTGGACTTTTTGTTCCAGTGATATACTCTGGGCGTTGTAGTCTTTTATCGCTACTTTTTACTCCAAAGTGCATAAGGATATTCTCTATATACCTTGTTCCACCTCTTGCATTTTTTTCTAACCATTCTTGAAGTCTAAATGCTCTGCGTAAATCGTTGATTGTTGTAGCTGAAATGTCAAATTCGTCTCCGTCTACAAATAAGAAATATGGTTCAACTGTTGAACTACCATTATCTGGTTTTGCGTTAAATGTGTCCCAATCTAAACTTCCTGTACCAGCTGGGTATGGTTGTGAATATGCTGTTCTTGGATTAATAGCGTTACTTACTCTTACTGCAACATCGTTTTCTATCTGTCCTATAGGTATATCTACTGCTGTGCCTTTTTGTGCAAATGGAAGTGCACTTGTAAAATAATCGTGTTCCCATGCTCTTTTGCGTAATGTTAATAACTGCGCTGCTGTTGCAATATTATTTCCGTCAGTTAATTGATAATCTACTTCTGGTACCAAATTTTGGTCTCTGTAATACTCATTGTAAATAGCTTGATAAGCTGCCATTGGAAGGGCATTGATATTTTGAGATACTACCGGTGCAATGTTGTCGTTTGGTGGTACTCCTAAATAGTCAAGGAACTTTTTTTCTGCTGCTGTTGCACTTGGTAAATATTCTAAAAAGGGTAGGGTGTGAGGACTGTTTGCATCTACTATAAACTTTTCCCAGTTTTCCCATACTATTCTATTAGGTACAAAAAAATAGTGCATTGATACGTCTATTCTGTGCATTACTGGTGCGAGTAGTGGTGCGAATCTTAAAAGGCTGTCGCATCCTATGTTAAACATGTCTCCGGGTACGCATTCTATGACCGTTGTGGGTGTCAGATTTCCCATTTTTGTAGACATTTTGACGTCGTGGGTGAGGTCAAATACGTTTTTTTTCGGTTTACTGACTTCTACCGAATTGAACAGGTTTTTGTTTGCCATTTTTTTTAATTAATTGTTTATAAATTTTTTCTTGATATTCCTTACTATTATGATTTTTTAACCATTTTGTAAGTTGTTTATCAGACATTCCGAAATAATCTACTTTCTCTTTTATACCAAAATGGGTTAAGTAATCGATTACTTCTTGTGTTTTCATAACCTAATTCCTCCTCTTGATACGTAATATTTACGTAGTTTTTTAGTTCTTGAACGCTTACGGCGGTTTCTCTTGCTGTAAAGTCTTCTTCTCATTGTGTTGATTTTTAAGGTTTTATATTTGTATTTAACATAATATTTTTCCTATAATTTATATTAGGTTCAATATCACTTATTTATAATGGTTTTTCCAAATTTAATTTTACACATAATGTTAATATCCCCTACCCTATGGGGTAGGGGTGTTGTTTTTAATAAAATTTTAGTGGTTTTTTGAATTTTGGCTTTCCTTTATCATCTACGTAGAAGTTAGAGTCTACGTTTTCCGCTTTCCAGGCTCTGGATATTCTGCCAAAGTTTTCTGCTGCTTTCCTTAGTATTATATTATCGTTCTTTTGAACTCCATTTTTATTTAAGTTTATTTCATATTCTTTTAAAGCTTTATCGTCTTTTTTTAACTGGAAGTCCATTTTAGCATTTTGAATATCTTGTTCTATTTTCTTCATTTCTGCATCTGTCTTAGCTAAGTTTTTTCTTGCTTGTAATACTTCTATAGTTGCTTTTTGCAAAGAAGGCTCTAATAAAAACTTTAGTTGCTCGTTTTTTGTTAATATACCTTCTATTGTTGCTCTTGTACTTCTAAGGTTTTCTTTTGCTTGTTCTAATGTATATCCAAATAATTGTTCACTTTGTGCTACTTGTTGCCTTGTTTTTGCAGTACTTGCTAATATACCAGCTGCCTTAGCTTGTGTTTCTACTTGTTTATCTTTAATTAATTTGGTATTTTCTGCTACTTGATCTTTTTGTGCATCTTTTAATCTTAAATCGTATTGCTTAAAAAATGCGCTATTAATTGCGCTGTCTAAATTAACTTGTGGTACTTGTGGATTCCAACTTTTTGCGTCTGTTCCTCTTACTGCTTGTGATACGTTTCCTGGTCCTCCACCATATATCAAATGTGGATTTAATCCGGCATCTTTTAATCTTTGCATTTGTGCAGCTGGGCTATTATATTCATTTTGTCTCATCCAATCGGCTAACGCGTCTTGCCGCTGGATTCCATACATTTTTTCATTCCATTGTCTTGTTTTCCTATTAATTTTTCCGGTTGCTATTGCGTTTCCGGCTTGTGTTGCTGCTTGTATTCCTGCCGCTATAATTAATGGATCCATTGTATTTTGTTTTAATGGTTTTTACTAATGTTGTTTTTTGCTCTTTTATCGCTCTGTGTTCGTGTCATACTTCCTTGTCCTTATCGCTTTTTTATCGCTTTTTTGACATTAGTGTCAATAAGCACTAATATATCAAGGGTTTATTAGTGCTTATTTGCTGACGCGCTTCGCTTGTCTTCCGTCTGTTTGTGGACGCAAGCAAGCTTGCTGTCCAAAACATACGTTGTTTTAAATTTTGTTTTGTTTTATAAATTTGTTTGGTTTTCATCTTTAATTTCTGTTATAGAACTTTTGTTCTTCTTTGCTCTTTTCTCTGCTACTTCTGTTTTTATTTTTTCATTTATATCTTTTAATTCTTGCTCTGCTTTTTCTCTTAATTCTTCTATTTCTGCTAAATCCAATTTTTTAGGATCTATATCAAATCCTTCTTCTCCTTCCCAAATTGGTGTTTTTTGGCCTTCAAGGGGAAGGCCTTTAGCGTATCTAACAAGTAATTCACGTAAGGTCATTGTTTGGTCCGGAATTGTCTTACTCTCCTCATTGTTTACTTGTCCTTTGTAAACTTTTTTCATACTACTGGGTGATTTTTGACTCATAATCTTGCTTTTAATGTTTGTTTTTTAAATGGTTTTTGTCTTTTTTCTGCTTTTTTAGCCATTCTTCGGAAATCGTTTGCGGTTTCTTCTGCTATTTTATAGTGGTACAAATCGCCATATTGGTCTTGTAGTTCATCTATTTGTTTTTGCGATTCTGCACGCATAAATACTCCTATCCGAAATTTTTGTCCTTTGTCATATAACTTGTCTTTGTAATACCTGGGCATTGCTGCTTTTTTACCATCTTTTAATGGTAGATAAACTTTGTTTTCAATGTTTCCTTTGGTGTGCCAGTTTTTCATTGCTTCTGTTATATATGCTGCTCCCAGTCCTTTAGACATAAGTGAAAACTCTTTTTGTCTATCATCCCCGTTGAATTGAGGGATTTTCTTATGTTTGTTAATATACTTGAGAGTATAACCAATAGAGGCATCGCCAACATCACCAAAATGGATGTTACCAAGGTTAATATTATTAAGGCTCCAAGCATTTTCAACTATTTTAGGGTTTGCGTTGAATAGTATTATATGGTAATGCGGTCTCTCTCCAGTGTCTCCGTATTCTCCAACTGCGTAATAACTAATTTTTTGCTTTGTTAACTTTCTAAGCCTTTTAAAAAAATCTTGTAAATCTTTTTTAACCAGTGTTTCAAAGCCGTTTTTAGTTTTTTTGATGTTTTCATCATTATACGTAAGAGTAACGAAGTGAGCAGAGTTACTCTGCTCACTATGTTTTTGTAATCTGAATGCCCAACCTGATACTCTTCTTCGCATACAAGCGGGGCATTTGCCACAGGGTAGGGCCATATAACTGGTTTCTACTCCCTTGACTAACTCTTGTTTTTTGTAAAATGGTGTTTGACATCTTGTACTCATATTAGAACATTGGTGTGCCGAACTTAGGCATTGGTCTAACTGCTCTTATCTTGTGTAATACTTGACAATAGATATTGTCTGTTCCCTCTGGCTCGTCCAGTACTGCAAATATTCTTTCCAAATCTATAGGGTCACACTCAATAAATGTTTGGTTTAATGCTGGTCCTCCAGCGAAAATTCTACCTAAATGCCAGTAATCTAATGTTGTGCGGAAGTCTCCGGCTACTCTGTTAAAGCAGAATTTGTATTCTGCGTACCTCGGTACGTATCCAAATGTGTTTTGTGCTCCG